AAGACATACAGACCAAGTAGACCCAGACCTAGGAATTGCAGATGGTAGATTAATGAGAATACATATACCTATCAAAACAAATCCAGATGTAGAGTTTACAAGTTGGTCTATATCAGGTTCTAAAGTAATGACTAATATGGAAGAAGGAAGTTGCTGGTACCTAGATATTAGAAAACCACATATGGCAATTAACAATGGTGAAGACTGGAGAACACATTTAGTTATTGATGTAGTTGCTAATGATAAAGTGAGAAGTTTATTTAATGCTGACGCCCATAGAAAAATACGATAATATATATTATAAACGAGACGATTTGTTTGCACCATATGGAGATGTCAATGGTGGTAAAATGCGACAGACAATTGCCTTGTTTGAAAAGTATAAAGATAAGATAAGAAATGAACACAATAACGGAGTTATACAATCTGTTTCAGTACATAGTCCTACCGCTAGTGTTATCAGTAGAGTTGCGAAAGAGTATGGTTTTAAATCTGTATTTGCAGTTGGTGGTACTAAACCTGAAACATTACAGAAACGCCATATAATGCACCTTGCACAATACTATGGTGGCGAGATAAGAATAGTTGCAGGACACGGTATCAATAGTGTACTTGCAAAGAGAACTAAAGATATTATAGAAAAAGAAAAATATTTCTATACTTCTTTTGATAAATGGATTATGGAAGAACCTGAATTAATGTTAGAAACAAATGGCGAACAAGTGCAAAATCTACCAGATGAAATAGACAATTTAGTTATGAGTTGTGGTGTAGGTATTCAGATGTCTGCTGTTATGTATGGATTAAAGAAGTATAATAAGAAAGTAAAAAGAGTTATCGGTGTCGGTGTAGGACCTGATAGAACAAAGAATATAAGAAGTTATTTTGGATTAGAACACAATGATTATCCTTTTGAATTTCACACACCAAAAACAAGTTATAGTACTCCTCTGAAAACTACAATAACAAATCCTAACTACACGGATTCAGAAGAGTACTATCCAGCAGAAAAATCATTTATGTTAGATGACTTATACGAAGCAAAAGCACATAAATGGATGTGTGAGAACATAAACATTTATCAAGGTACAAATGTCTTCTGGTGTGTCGGTAGAAGATTAAATCAAAACGAAGTACACGATATAACTGGAGGTATACAATGAAATACGATATGACAACTTTCTTTAAAGATGGTTTCTATACTGGTGATGTAGATATAAATGTACAACTATTTGATGATATAAAGTTTCCTAATATTGACTACAATCCTGAAGACTTAAAACTACCTGATAATGTAAAACAAGAGATTAAGAAAGTACAAGAACAACTAGAAGAAGTTATATCTGAAACATATCCTAAATTTGAACTTACAGAAGAACCTGGTTTATGGAACGGAGTAACCAAAGAGAATAATGAATTTCACAATGACTTTGTTGCAGGAGATAAATTCAATTCAAACATATTAGTATACCTAGATGAAGGTAACGATATGAATGAAAACTATATTGAGATTGCAGGTGAAGACATTTTAGATAAAGATGGCACACCATATGGTGTAAGTAAGTGTAGAATATTCTGTAGACCAGGACAATTTGTCTGGTTAAATCAATCACCTCAATTTGAACATAGAGCAAACAACGGAAGTGGGAATAGAAGATTGATACACTTTGCATACTATATACCGGAGATTAAAAAATGAAAGATGTAATTAATAAGTTTCATCACGGTGACGCTTTTGATATATTTCCTAAAGTACCAGATAGAAGTATTGACTTAACATTTACAAGTCTACCTGATATATCACAAGGTCCGTGGGGCAAAGACATAGAACAATACCAAGAGTTTCAAAATAGAAGTTGCGACCAGATGGCAAGAATTACGAAAGATGAAGGCTTCGTAGTTATATCGCAAACAGATAGAAAGATTAACGGAGAGATATTACCTAATCATATAACATATTACAATGCAATGTTAAGAAATGGTTTTGCATTGAAAGATTATAAGATTATGGTAAGAAATCATCCTGTTGATAAAAGAGATATGTATTACTTCAACTATCAACACACACTTGTATTTACTAAAAAAGGTACAATCAAAAGAAGTGGTGATTGGTTAAAGAACATATTAGTATATGATACAAAGAGATTAGGAAATGTAAAAGGTCCTTTTAATCTCTATGTATGGAACGATAACTTTATTAAACTTGTGGTTGATTATCTATCAAAAGAGAATCAAATAGTATTTGACCCATTTGCAGGTAGTGGAATAGTACCTTGGATTGCAAAAGAAATGAGAAGACGATATATAGGTATTGAACTAGATAAAGAGGTTTTTGATAAATCTTACTTTAATCGTTTAGACCTGCTTGACAAGTTTGGGAAAGTAGTATAGAATGTCTATTATGAATAAAAAAGAAAAAATATACGAAAGGAATCCGAACACAGGTGTAATTCGTTGGCGTTATGTAGGCGAGAGTCCTGATAAGTTTGGGTGGCCGAACTATGGCAGAATATTGCGAGAAGGAAAAAAGAAGAAGAACACTAATAACATTAAGTAAGATGAAAATGAAAACACAACACAAAGTAGATAGAACAGATTATCAGGATGTAGCAGATTGTATAAGAAGTGACCAAGTACCTGCTAGTGCTATTGCAGAATACTTTACTGATAAAAGATTTTACAAGTGGTACAAAAAGAAATACTTATGAAAAAAGAGAGCATAGAAGACTTTTTAAAAAGAGGCGGTAAAGTAGAGAAGTTAAGACCTGGGTTTCCATTAGATGTCGGAAGTTTAGACAAGTCAAAGAAACCTAGATATAATAAACAAGAAGTTGAGAGTGGTAAAGATAAAGGCACAGCGCCTATGCCAGACTTAACAAGTATCAGAAAACAGGAAGCATATGATGGCAACACGGTTACATATTCAGATAGTGTGCCTGTAAATGAACCTGGTAAAGGTACTGGTAAATCAGATATGAGTGGTCAATAAATGAAAAAATTAACAGATGTAAAAGGTAGTGCTAGTTTAGAAGATATAATGTCTGCCCAAGGCGTAGAAGTTAAAGGCGAAGAGAACATTACTAGCAAAGGAAATCTAAAAGGTGTTGCAACAGATGAAGTTGAACTAGAAGAGAATATAAACGAAGTCTATAAATTCTGGCAAGAAAGAGGTTTTCCTTACTACAATACAGACCCAACTTGGCGAAAAGAAAAGATGGCGAAACTACAGGCTGTTAATTGTAAAGATTTATTAACTAAAGATAATGTAATTAAACCACACCAAGAAGGTCTATCACTTGCTTGGTCTTATATGCCACATAGTTTTGGTATCAGATGTGGTAAGATGAGAACTCCTATGGAGATATATGAAGATGAAGAACACTTTAAGAAAGGTATCAAAAAACTATTAACTGGTTCTTTCTTTGGTAAGTATTCAGTAAGTGATTTAAAACCTGCTTCAAAGACAAAGAATGTAGAAGATATGTTTAAAGAAGGTCTAACAACATACAGGTCAGAAGAAGCGAAACACAAAGCAGAAAGTACAATGAGAAGTCTATTAAGAAGATATACAGGAACTCAATGTGTATCTAATTTTAGACCTACAGCAGCTGCTTGTTTATATCAGAATTTTATGAAACCAGGCGAACTAGTCTGGGATATGTCAATGGGTTATGGTGGTCGTATATTAGGTGCGATTATATCAGATATTAATTATGTAGGTACTGACCCAGCAACATTAACATTTAAAGGACTATGTGAGATTAAAGAAGACCACGGTAGACCTAATAGACATTACTTCTTAAATAAACAAGGAAGTGAAACTTTTATACCTAAAGAAAATAGTTTAGACTTTGCATTTACAAGTCCACCTTATTTCAATTGGGAACAATATTCAGATGACGCTGAACAATCATTTAAAAACTTTAGTACTAATGAAGACTGGAATAATGGCTTCTTACGAAAGACTATACAGAATGTTTTTACTGGTTTGAAACCAGGTAAGTATATGGGACTTAATGTAGCGAACATTAAATCACATAAAACTTTTGAAGACGATACGGTGCGAATCGCAGTTGAGGAAGGCTTTGAACATACTGATACATACAAGTTGCAGTTGTCTTCACAAGAGAGTGGCGCTAAATACGAACCAGTGTTTATATTAAGAAAACCCTAAAATCCCGACATACAAACATACACGGGACTACCGGAAACCCTCTCCTCCGCCCTCCTAGCCCCTCGTTTTTTTAAGATTTAGGGCAGATTAGTACAGATATATCAAAAACCCTCATATTTACACGCTAAAAAAAATTTAAAAAATGCTCGGAAAGTGCTTGACATATGTATTGGTCTATGGTATTATGTATGTATAAATGAAAAAGGACACTAACATTATGAATAAATCAACTATCAATTTTGACCAGAAGTCATCATTAGCAAAATTACTTGCTACAGAAAATCTACAAGTACAACACGACAATGTAAAAACTGCTTCTTTTAATTTAGAAGACAGGATACTTACAATACCAGTTTTCAAAAAACCTGAAGGTGCTGTATATGATATGTTGATTGCACACGAAGTTGCTCACGCTTTACATACACCAACTAAAGAATGGCAGACTTCTGTAGTTGTGAATAAAGAATTAAGAGATTATATTAATGTCCTAGAAGATTGCAGAATTGATAAGATAATCAAAAAACAATATCCTGGTGTAGTACAAGACTATAAAGACGGTTTCAAAATCTTGTGGTCAGATAACTTCTTTGGTTGTAATGATAAAGATTTAGATACTGAATTAATGTTGATTGATAAAATCAACCTATTCTATAAGTCTTCTGAAACATTACCATTTAATTTAAACAATGTTGAAAAGTTATGGTTCAATGAAGTTGAGAAAGTTGTTACCTTTGAAGATGTTGTTGAACTTGCAAAAAAGATTGCTGACTTTCAGAAAAAAGAAAACGAAAAATTACAAAAGTTACCAGACTTTGATAGTCATCCTTTGACTTTAATGTATGGTGAAAAAGAAGAAAAGGACGAAGAAGAAAAAAATGATAATCAATCCTCTAATTCGCAACCTCAATCGTCTGACCAATCTAACGAGGAACAGACGGAGAGTGGAGAAGATACACAAAACAAACCAGAACAATCTGAAAACTCCGAAGAAAAAAACGGAGAAGGAAACAATAAATCAGAAGACGGAAAAGAAGAAGATAAATCTGCTGATATAGAAAAGGTGTCTGGTAATCCTGACGGTGCCGGTGCTGATAAAAAGATTAATATGCCTTTGAAGTCTATTACTACTGAAAAGGCTGAAGAGAATACTCAAAAAGATTATGTGAATACTGAACATAGAGGTTATTCATATATGAATTTACCAGAAGCAAATTTAGATGATATTATTGTTTCTCCTAAAAAATGGTTAAAAGAAAACATCAAAAATGCTAATCAGTATAAATCAACTTATGTTGACAATATGGCAAGATTTAAAACTTTCCATAGAGATAGTAAAAAGACTATTCAGTATCTTGTAAAAGAATTTGAAATGAAGAAGTCTGCTGATGGTTATAAAAGAATGACTACTGATAAAACTGGTATCATTGACCCATTGAAATTAAAAGACTACAAATTTTCAGAAGACATTTTCAAAAGAATGTCTGTTATTCCTGACGCTAAAAACCACGGTATGATTTTATTACTTGATTGGTCAGGTAGTATGGCAAATGTAATTGATAAAACAACTGAACAATTATGTCAGTTAGTTTGGTTCGTAAAACAAATTAATATACCTTTCAAAGTATATTTCTTTTCAGATAAGATTGACTTTTCAGAAGAGCAAACATACGGTAGAGACAGATGGTCTACTATGAGAGAAAGAAGAAAACTAATGAAGTCATTTAAATACAAAGCAGGTGACGCTCATTTTGATGATTTTAATTTAGTTGAAGTTGCAAACCACACTATGAAAAAAGGTGAACTTGAACAATCTCTAATGTTCTTGTGGTCATATTCAAAATACTACAATGACGGAAGAAGATGGACTAGAGACGGTGAGTATATTGAGTATCTTTATCCACCATCTGCTTTTCACTTATGTTCAACACCTTTGAACGAAGCACTTGCTACAATGTATAAAGTTATACCAGTGTTCAAACAAAAATATCAAGTTGACAAAATGTCATTAATTACTTTGACAGATGGTCACTCTAATAATGATAACAAGTCTACTTACAAAACTTGTGAAGAAGGTCTTGGAATTAAAAGAGACGGTTATGGTAAGAAAGCATTATTAAAGATTGGTACAAAGTATATTCAATCAAAAGGTAATACAACTGCTTTATTACTTCAAGGACTTAAAAAGAAATTCAGTATTACAACTATCGGTTTCTTCATTGTTAAAACTAGAAGAAGTTGGGAGTTTGAAAGATACCTTGGAGTTGACCATATTAGAGACTATGCTTTGAGAGAACAAAAGATTATGACTTTGAAAAAAGAGTTTAGTAAGAATAAATCTTGTTCTACAATGCAAGAAGGATATAATGAATTTTATCTTATTAATGGTAAGGATATGTCAGTACAAAATGCTAACCTTAATGAGTTAAAAGAAGACGCTAAGAAAGGTGATATTAAGAGAATATTCACCAAATCAATGAAATCCAGAACGGTATCCAGAGTGCTGTTAAGTAAATTTATCAGACAGGTTGCCTAATGGGGGAGAAATCGTTGAAAAATATGATGAAAAAAAATGAAAAAATGCTCACTTTTTGCTTGACATATGCTAAAAAGTGTGGTATTATGTATGTATAAAATGAAGAAAGGACAAAACACTATGTTGAAACTAAATGATAAACAACTTGAATTCGTAAATGCTTGTTCAAAGTTGTACCCTAATAAAGATACTTTAGATAATGCTGAATTATTGTCAGTATCTAAATCTCTTGGAATGAATTTCAAACCACAATGGTTGGTAAGAAATCCAGATTTAAGAGTTGGTAGAGGTCAATACAAAATCCCGATGAACGGTGAGATTACTTCTACTGCTAAAGTTATTCCTAATATCTTAAATGATGATAAGAAGGTACCTGCTGATGATACTCAAAAGGTTGTTGCTACTGATACTAAATCAGAAGCTGCATATGTTGTATCTTCACTAGTTGACAATCTTGTTCCTAAAAAAGATGAGACTTTTGTTTCATTTGGAAATCATCCTGATGTTAGAAATATCATAAAATCAAAACAATTTTATCCGATATTCATTACTGGTCTTTCTGGTAACGGTAAGACTTTTTCAGTTGTTCAGGCTGCTGCCGAAGCAAAAAGAGAACTGATAAGAGTTAACATTACAATTGAGACCGATGAAGATGATTTACTCGGAGGATACAGATTAAGAGACGGTCAAACCGTTTGGCAAAATGGTCCTGTTATTGAAGCAATGGAAAGAGGTGCAATCCTTTTACTTGATGAAGTTGACCTTGCTTCTAATAAGATTATGTGTCTACAACCAATCCTTGAAGGTAACGGAGTTTATGTTAAGAAGATTAACAAATTCGTTAAACCAAATATTGGTTTCAATGTAGTCGCTACTGCCAACACTAAAGGTCAAGGAAGTGATGATGGTAAGTTTATCGGTACTAACATACTGAACGAAGCTTTCCTAGAAAGATTTCCTGTAACCTTTGAACAGCAGTATCCTGCTGCTAAAACTGAACAGAAGATACTTAACAATACTCTTGCCGCTACTGGTAAGAAAGATGAAAAGTATGTTGAGAAGTTATCTACTTGGGCTGATGTAATCAGAAAAACCTACTTTGACGGTGGGGTTGATGAGATTATATCAACAAGAAGATTAGTCCACATTGTTCAAGCATATTCAATCTTTGGAAATAAGATGAAGGCTATTGAATTGTGTACTAACAGATTTGATAACGATACAAAAGCTTCTTTTGTTGACCTTTATAGTAAAGTAGACGCCGGGGCAACTGCTGAAAGTATTGCTCAAGAGCAGAAAGACGAAGCTCTAAAGGAACAAATGATGTCCAATGATAGTGAGGAAGATGACGAGGAAGACCTTGTCTAAAAAATCTATCCATAGTGTGGTCCTTGGAGAGAGGTGTAGTGGCCTCTCTCCACTTTTTCACACTAAAATAAATATGAAGGATAACTATGAAATATAATGAAGATAAAATAATTAAAGAAATTAAATCTTATGTTGAAGGTACATATGGTGAACACTATAGTACTACAAAAGATGGTTTTCAAGTCCAAGATATGTTAAGGCACTTGAATATAGATAAAGACTTTTGCCAGGCAAATGCAATTAAATATTTGTGTAGATATGGTAAGAAGGCAGGTAGAAATAGAAAGGATTTGTTAAAAGCAATCCATTATGTTATTCTATTGATGTCTAGTGAAGACAACGATAAAGGTAAAAAATGAGTACAGATGTATTAGGATATAGCTCACACGATTGGCGTAAGAATACAGATGACGCTGTTGTAGTTGATGATAAAAACAAATTAAAAGTTAATGAGAGTAGAGTTATATTTACCAATCCGAAAACATTAAGAGAAGAGACGGTTGATGTTTCCAGATTGATTAGAGTTTTTGTTAATAATTTTGAAACACATAAAAGGAGTGTTAAATGATGAGTATGAAATTTAAAGTACAAGTGAAAACTCAAACTTTACGATATAGTTTAAATCAAGGTTATGAGATTGTTGCCTTTCCTATGAAAGATAGTCAGATACAAAATTTATTACAGACCAGGTTTTGTTATTTTGTAGGTACAGGAGATTATAATTTACCACCTACAATAGGTCATAGACGAGAAGGTGAGATTATTCGTGCCAACTCAAAAGACTTATACAAATGGTTAACAGAAGATATGGGTAAGTACTTTCCTAATAATGAAATGCTTATGAATAAAATGAGTAAGAACGGATTTAAGAGAGGGTTTGATACTAGAGACCCTTGGGTAAACATACCTATCAACCATCAAGGTACTAAAGGTTGGTTGAAGAAGACAGGTCAGATTACCGATAAAACTGAATTAGAACACCTACGACATATGGGTACTTCTAAATACTCTTCTAATGTGGCAGATACGGTATATAGAGATAACAAAAATAAAATAGATACAAATGTTATGGGTAAAAAAGGTACCGTTGGTGAGAATGTAATTGTGAATTACTTTAAAAAACAACCAGGTGTCATATCAGTTGTACCAAGTGGTGATGTATATGCCAAGTGGGATTTAGAAATAGAGTATGAAAAGATGAAGGAGGTAATATAAGTGGGTATACTAGTAACCGTTCGTAATGGTAACTTGGAACAAGCAATGAGAGTGCTTAAGAAAAAAGTTGCTAAAGAAGGTTTAGTTAAAGAGCTGCGTCAACGACAATACTATGAGAAACCTAGTGATAAGAAAATCCGTAAAAAGAAAGAAAACACTAGAGCGTGGATGAAAAAGCAGAAAAAACTAAAAGCACAAAGAGGATATTAAAGAATTTGTCCTCCTCTCTTATGAGAGTGTATATATAATATGTTAGGCAATTCGTAAGACCTAATGAGGACAAAGGGTGCCGTAATTACCCAATACAGATAGAGTATTAAATACGGTGTCGCTAGAGTTTTTTTGGGGTGTCCCTATGGTTCTTCTCTTAAAAAAAGAACCTAAAGCGCTGAGAGTTTTGGCAGTATACTCTTTAAAGAAACTGCCACTTTTTTACATATTGAGGCTTGACAAATGAGATATAATGATTATATAAATAACTATGAGAACGCCATAATGGGTTCTCTAAACATTAACTTTGCTTAACAATAGGAGGTTACAATGACCAATCACAGAGCAATTTCATTTTTTAACAATTTAAGACCTATGACCGTAGGGTTTGATGATGTATTTAATAGTTTTGAAACTATGTTAGATACTACAGACTTCGGTAATAGAGTCCCTAACTTTCCACCTTACAATATCGTAAAGACTGGAGACTTTACTTACGACATAGAGTTGGCATTAGCAGGATACTCAAAAGCAGATGTATCTGTTGATTATGCCGATAGTGTTTTATCTATCAAATCTTTACATAAAGACGAAGATAGTAAAAAAGGTCCTGAGGTTATACACAAAGGTATTGCGAAAAGACATTTTAGTAGGTCTTTCACAATCGCTGATGATGTAGAAATCAAAGGTGCCGAACTCAAAGACGGACTTTTAAAAGTCAGTTTAGAGAAGATTGTTCCAGATAGTAAGAAACCTAGAACAATCAAAATCAAATAGTGGTTGAATAAGATTCACACATATTTGGTTATAACAACACAGACAGGAGAATAGGATATAGGCGATGGGAAGCGCCAGATAGAATTCAACCATCGCCTATTGACTTGTTTCTCAAATTATGTTATATTAACTGAATTGAATTAACACATAAGGATAATTATGCAAAATGGAATGATAATACCAAAGGTCACTTTTAGAACTAGAGAAGGTGACGAAATTGAAACAGATGGCGGTTGTGCTATCGGCGGTCAATGGCTGAATAAAACAACGGACGATTACTTCAAAGGTAAGAGAGTTGTGTTATTCAGTTTACCAGGTGCTTTTACACCTACTTGTTCTTCACAACAACTACCAGGATTTGAAGAACAATATGATACAATCACAAAATTTTCAGTAGACGAAGTTTATTGTATTTCAGTAAACGATAGTTATGTAATGAATGCTTGGGCAAATCATATGGGTATCAATAAAGTAAAAATGATACCAGATGGTTCAGGTAACTTTACAAGATTTATGGGAATGCTAATTGGTAAAAACCATTTAGGTTTCGGTAATAGAAGTTGGAGATATATGGCAGTTATCAATGACGGAGTTGTTGAGAAATGGTTCCAAGAACCAGGTATCAATAATGAAGGAACAGATGATGACCCATATGTGGAATCAACACCTGAAAAAATGTTAGACTACTTACGACATAGTGAGTAGGCTATTGACAAAGACGACCCTATGATATATAATGTTTATAATTTAATGAAGGAGAATATATGATGAACTTATCAAACGATACACTTGCATTGTTAAAAAACTTTGCAAACATTAATCAAAATATTTTAATTAAACCAGGTAAGAAATTAAATACAATTTCTACTATGAAGAATATTTTGGCAACAGCAGATATTAAAGAAGACTTTGAACAGCAGTTTGCTATCTATGACTTACCAGAGTTTTTAAGAACGGTTGATTTATTTGAACAACCTAACTTAAAATTCAATGGTGGTTCTAGTGTAGGAATCTCTGGTAAAGACGGAAGGTCAGCAAGTAAATATACTTTCGCTGATGAATCTGTTATCGTTGCACCTACCAAAACTATATCAATGCCTGATACAGAAGTTTCTTTTGTATTTAAGAAAGCAGATATGGAAAGACTTATGAAAGGTGTGGTTACTCTTAACTTACCTGACATATCAGTTATTGGTGATGGTAAGAATATGACACTTGTTGCAGAAGATAGAAAGAACAAAGCTTCTAACAAGTTTGATATCCAAGTTGGTACTACTGACAAAACATTTAAGGCATTTTTCAAAGCAGAAAACTTTAAAATGTTAACAGATGATTATGATGTTGCAATCTCAAAACAAAAGATTTCACATTTTGTTAATAGAACTAGACCAGTACAATACTGGATTGCATTAGAGCCTGAAAGTGAATTCTAATAAACACTATAAATTTGTTGAGAAATATAAACTTGACACTTGGGCGTTTATTATATTCATTGCAGTAGTGGCTATTATTGCATTGACTTAAATTAAATTATGAGGTATATATTATGGCAGACTTTTTGTGGGTTGAGAAATACCGACCGAAAACAATTGAAGAGTGTATCTTACCAGAAGATATAAAATCAACTTTTCAAAACTTTTTAAAACAAGGCGAGATTAGTAATCTACTCTTATCAGGTACAGCAGGTACAGGTAAGACAACGGTTGCTCGTGCCTTGTGTGAAGAGTTAAAATGTGATTATATGATTATCAATGGGTCAGACGAAGGTAGACAAATTGATACATTAAGAACTAAAATTCAACAATTCGCTAGTACGGTGTCTTTAACAGAAGACGCTAATCATAAAGTTGTGATTGTTGATGAAGCAGATTATATGAATGCTGATAGTGTTCAACCTGCTTTGAGAAACTTTATAGAAACTTTTTACAAGAATTGTAGATTTATCTTCACTTGTAATTTCAAAAACAAAATCATACCAGCATTACATAGTCGTTGTACGGTAGTAGACTTCAAAATTGTCAATGGGCAGAAGAAGAAGTGTGCTGACGCTATGATGTTAAGACTAGGTAATGTACTGAATGATGAGAACATACCATACGATAAGAAAGTTTTGGCAGAATTAATTATCAAGTATTTTCCTGATTTCAGAAGAACTATCAACGAACTTCAAAGATATTCAGTTAGAGGTAAGATTGATAGTGGTATATTATTTACATTATCAGAAGCAAATAACAAAGAACTAGTCGCTACATTAAAAGAAAAAAGATTTAATGATATGCGAAAGTGGGTTATTCAGAATATAGATAAAGAACCTACAAGTATGTTCCGTAATATTTACGAAGTATTACAGAAGAACCTTGACCCTAAATCTATCCCACAGGCAGTTTTAGTTATTGCAGGTTATCAGTACAAGGCGGCTTTTGTCGCAGACCAAGAAATCAATATGGTTGCTTGTCTTACCGAGATAATGGCAAATTGTAAGTTTAAATAATGGCTTACGAACTCAAAGATTACCTGAATAGTATTAATTTTACTAAACAGGATGTGATGAATACAGACGATATAACCTGGGAAAAGAAGTATCCTGCGTTTATTGTAAACAAGTGTTTATCATACCATTACGATACCTTAATCGCTGCCAACGAAATGAATGGGTATCATTTTCTTCCCAATAATATGCAATATCAATTTTTACTAAATATAGTAAGAAAGAAAAAGCGTTTTGCGAAATGGATGAAAGCAGAAAAGCTTAAAGATATAGAGTATGTAAAAGAGTATTATGGCTATAGTAATGAGAAAGCTAAAACCGCTCTAAGCATATTGACTAAAAACGATATTGAACATATAAAAAAATCCTTGAATAAGGGTGGGAGAAAAAGAAAATGACAGACAATGTAAAATGGTCACCGGAAGATATGCTAGAGGTCACAATCAAGCAACCTGACGATTTCCTAAAAGTAAGAGAGACATTAACAAGAATAGGTGTTGCTAGTCGTAAAGACAAAACACTATTTCAAAGTTGCCACATATTACACAAACAAGGCAAGTATTACATAGTACACTTCAAAGAACTATTTGCTTTAGATGGTAAGAAAGCAACCTTAACAGACAATGATATTCAGCGTAGAAATACTATTGCAGTATTACTAACAGATTGGAACTTAATTACGATAGTAAAACCAGAGGCTGCTGAAAACAAAGCACCACTATCACAAATTAAAGTGCTACCTTTCAAAGAAAAGAAAGAATGGAATCTTTCTGCCAAGTATAATATTGGTAAGAAGTTAGACGAAAAAACCGAAGACAAAGTTTCA